AATGGGAGAAAAACACCATGGAAGTACGAAGCTAAGTCAGGTAAATACAAAGGGTGGCACATAACTAGAGGGCAAAAGGCTAATCCGTTTTTAGATAAAGCTAAATTAGATAATAAAAATAACATATCTAGGATATTGGCAGGTGATTAGATGTTAGAAATAGCAATTAAAAATATTCTTGAAGAAATAACAGGATTAGAAGTAACACCTATATTTGGTATAGGAAAATCACCATTTATAACTTATACAGTTACGCCAATAGATGGCGGAGTAGTTAAGCAAAGTCAATGTGAAGTTAAAATTATAGATGATGATTTTGATAATGCATTAAAAATAAGAGAAAAGATATTAAAAAAATTAGATATGGAAAATAAAGATCCTTCATTGGTTAATTCAAATGTAGTGTTAAGGAGTGGATTAGCTGGTGGGGGTTCTTTATTTAATGACAGTATTCAAATGTGGGAAGTTTCCTGCATTTTTATTATTAATTGGAGGTGCAAATAGTGAGTGATATTAATGAAATAGTGTTAGGTGCTGGTGAAGTTTTTATGTATGAGTTCTCAGGAGATAAGATACCTGATCACTCAGTAATAGAAACAGATGCTTATAATGTGGGCCATTGCAGTGGTGGGTTTAGTATTGACTATAAACCTGAAAAGTATGATGTTAAAAACCAGTATGGAAAAACAGTGAAGAGTTTTATAACTAAGGAAGAAATGACAGCTAAGACAGGGATTTTAACCTGGTCTTTAGAAAAATTATCTTTACTATCTACAGCTAAATTTATTGCAGATAAGACTAAGAAGACTAGGACATTGAAATTTGGTGGTGGCGGTGCTCTTAAGACAGTTCTTTTAAGATTTGTTCATACCAAAGAAAATGGAAAGAAAATAAGATTTACAATGATTGGACAAGGCGGTAATGGATTCGCTTTAGAGTTTGGAGAAAAGGAACTTACTGTGGATAGTGAAATTACTGCAATAGAATATATTAAAAATTTCCTTGCAGAGTTTGAGGAAGAATTAACTGATAAAGAAGTGGCAGCATTGCCATAGAGGGTACTTATGTACTCTCTTTTTTATTTAAATAAGTTAGGAGTGAAGAGTAGTGTTAGATTTAGATAAATATTTAAAACAAAGTGTAGAAATAAAGATTAATGGTGAGGTTATAGAGATATTACAACCAACCGCAAAAATGACTAAGGAAATAGGAAGGATAGAGAAAGATATAACAGAGGAAAATTATTTAGATATAAAAAGCAAAGTGACATGCGAGTTACTTAATAATAATGCTTCAGGTAAGAAATTCACTATAGAGGAAGTAGACAATATTCCATTTAAGTTACAGGATCTGATAACAAAAGAAGTGACTAGCATGGTGTACAAGGCAGATAAGGACCCAAACTAAGAATCCCCATACCTGGGGGTGATATAGGAAGAGCTATAGTAAATAAATATGTGAAATCAGAGGAATGGGAAGATTATTATATTTTATGTACCAGTGAATTAAGAAGAATTTCTAAATATACTGGTATGAATTTTAATGAGGTTTTAGACCTTCCATATTCTTTATACCTACTATACAGAAAAGAAAGTTGGATAGATAGTTGGAATAAGACAGAAGAGGGAAGAGAGTTTCTTAAAACTTTATGGAGATTACAACAAACAAAAGCAGATATTAAAAAGATTAGAGAATTTCAGCATAGAAAGGAGGTTAATTAATGTCTTTAACTGGTGGAATAGCTTTAGCCCCTTTAATGGTTAATATAAGGGCTGATATTAGAGACTTTAAAGGTGATATGTCCACGGCAAGTGCTATAGGTGTAGCTGAGGCTAACAAGATAAGTAAAGAATTATCTAATGTTACTAAAGTAGGAGAACAGCTATCCAGTGCAGGAACTAGCTTAACTAAATTTGTATCAGTGCCATTAGTAGGAGTGGGAATTGCTGCAGGTAAGATGGCAGTGGACTTTCAAAGTAGCTTTGCTCAGGTATCAACTCTATTAGATTCTAATGTTGTAGATTTTAATGATTATAAGGGTAACCTATTAAAGGCTAGTAATGAAAGTAAAATAGCCATTGGCGAATTTAGTGAAGCAGTATATGGATCCATATCTGCAGGTGTAGACCAAACAAAAGCAATAGAATTTACTACTAATGCTATGAAACTTGCTAAAGGTGGATTTACAAGCGGTGCTAAGGCAGTTGATGTTATGACCACTGCAATAAATGGGTATAAGCTATCTACAGAAGATGCAACCAGGATAAGTGATTTACTTATTACTACACAAAACTTAGGTAAGACAACAGTTGATGAATTAGCCTCCAGTATGGGTACGGTGATACCTATAGCAAGTGCTGCAAACTTTTCTATAGATGAACTTAGTGCAGCTTATGCACAACTCACTAAAAATGGTATAGCAACATCTGAGGCTGGTACTTATACGAAATCAATGCTTAGTGAGTTAACTAAGGCAGGAAGTATAACAGATAAAGCATTAAGAGAACTAACAAATAAAGGCTTTGCACAGCTAAAAGAAGAGGGAATGGCTACCACAGAAATATTCTCAAAGCTTAATGAGTATGCTAAGAAAAATAATATTACCCTTAAGGATATGTTCGGTTCTGTAGAGGCAGGATCTGCTGCCATGGTTTTAGCTAGTGGAGATGGTAAAGAGTATAATGAAATGTTAACCGCTATGGAAACATCTGCAGGAGCAACTCAGGCTGCAGTCGATAAAATGGATGCAACTCCAGCTGAACGAATGAAGGGTGCTTTAAATAAAATGAAAAATGCTGGTATAGAATTGGGAATTGCACTAATACCAGCATTTGAAAAGGTTGCAGATGTAATAAGTGAACTAGCTGAAAAGTTTAGTGGTTTATCAGATGAACAGAAAGAAAGTATTCTTAAATGGGGAGCTATGGCTATTGCAGCTGGACCAGCTTTAAAGTTGATTGGTGGTGGAATACAAACTTTTGTTACTTTAAAATCTGCTTTAGGTGGAGTATCAGCAGCTATGGGGGTATTTAAAGTTGGAGCAGGTGCAGCCGCAACAGCAACAGCAGGAGTAACAACAGCAGCAGGAACAGCAGCAGGCGCTACAGGACTTGGAGGTTTAGCAGTAGGACTTGGTGGAGCAGTAGCAGCTGCAGCACCATTTGTTTTAGCAGGTGCAGCTGTAGTAGGTACAGGATATGCAATACACAAAGAGTTATCAAAAGAAGTAATTCCAACAGTGGATTTATTTGCAGATAAAGTTACTTACAGTTCGCAAGTTGTTCAAGATGAATTTGGTAACATGTCAGCTACAGTAGGTGCTAATACTGTAGTAATAACAGAGGCTACTCAAAATGCGGTTGGTTCATACATGACCATGGATGATGAAGTCACTAAAATAATGTATGGTATGAAAGTTAACAACACTAAAATGACATCTGAACTTGCTGAAAGTGTAACTGGAAAATTTCAAAATATGGCCAACACTGTAAAAGCTGGTCAACAATCCAATTATGAAGCAATGTTAGCCGATTACTCTCAATTCTTTGCAAACAATGCTACACTTACGGAAGAAAGAGAAGCAGAAATATTAGCTAACATGGCTGCAGACAATGAGATTAAGCAAGGTGTAATAGATGGATACCAAGCTAGAATAACCGAGATATATTCAGCAGCAGCAGCTAGAAATGGAGAAATCACAGCACAAGAAGCGGCTGAAATTAATAATCTACAAACTGCTATGAGAAATGCAGCTATAACAGAGTTGAGTACTACAGAAGAAGAAGCAGCAGTTATAAGAGAAAGAATGAAGGATTACCAAGGCAGACTAACAGCTGAGATGGCTAGCGAAATGATAATTAAAGCAAATGAGGCCAGGGATGGAGAAATAAAAGCAGCTAAT